AGAAGCTTTTGTTTTTTTGAATACTCCCTGCTCTTCAGTTCCAATAGCTTCAATAGTTTTGATTGCATGAATAAGCGTGGTTACTCCTTCTGGTGGGTTTACATTAAGTAGTAAATACGCTTGTAGTTTGTTCCAGTCTTCGTGTGAGCTTATTGCCGCGCATAGGGATTTTACTTTTTCTGTTGTCATGTTTATTCTGGTGCTTGCATTGGAGCAGTTTCAGTAGGTTGTGGAGTCTCAATATTTGTTTGATCGATGTTTACAGTTGGTTCTTCTGCCGCCATCTTACCTTTGGTTTTCTGAATCTCTGCACGGGCTTTAGCCTTCTGAAGTGCAAGTTGTGTGATGCCCTGTTCCTTGCGCTGCTCTGTGCGTTGAGCGTGTGAGATAGAAGCCTTGCCAATTGAGATGTCAGCAAGTTTCTTCTTGGTATCAATCTCAATTCCAGACTTAGCGGCGAGGTATTGAAGTTTAATATCTTCTTCAGAGTTTGGCTGACCTTGTTTCTGAGCTTCTGCTTCTGCCATCTGAACGTAAACTTGTTGAAGTTCGTCGGCCATTCCTTGTGCTTCATTCATGCCTTGCATGAATTGTTTCAAGAAGTCCTGCTTGGATTGATCCTTACTGATATATTCAACGTGCGCCATGATGTGACCGCCTTTGAATTTGACTGAGCGGACTGCCTTGGAAAGCTCTGCAAGTTCTGGTTGACCTTGCTGCACAGATTGCAAATTCATCTGCAACTGCATCATCATATCCTGCAAGTGACCAACTGCGTGTTCGATATGCGGATCAGTTGGCAGCACGGGGAAGTTTTGTGGATTAACAAAGGCATCTGTCATGCCAGCATTCTCAAATCCAATTACGCGAGCAGTATCAGTAATCTTGGTTGGCTTGGTATTCCGGTAACGAGCTACGTTGTCCCTGCCAGAGAGTGCCGCAATTGCGTCTTTAACTGCGTTCTCTTGCCCTTCGTTGGCTGGAGTAATTGCTGTAATCTGCAATAGCTTCTCTGCCGTGATGAGCTTGAATGACGGACTACCTGCCCCGTTGATGAGGTTAGAACGAATGCTTGTGATGTTCTTCCAAGCCGCAGCTTCTTTCGGAGTTCCAAGTTCTTCAAGAATCTCATAGAACTTCTTCACGAACTCATATCCATCATCGCTGGACTTTGCGTTTACGAAGCGTTTGTAGAGTTGTTTGAAGTAGAGAGTTTGGCACTCGTTGAATCGACGAATCTGAGTTCCAGATAGTTTAGCTGACTCAGCCGCATCCAATTCAGCTTCGCCTTTTGTCCTTTGCTTGCCGCCAGCAGTAGGAGCGTTGATGCGATATTGACCCATGCCGCGATACATATCTCCCATGAAGAACTGCATGAAGCTCATGCTTTCTGCTACTGGAAGTTGGAAGCGGTTCTGGATAAACTTTGCTCCATCTGGCATTACGCTGATAGGCAACCATTCCATTTGTTTCAACATCTTGGTTGCGTCTGGGCCTTGACCTTCGATCATCAACATGGAGTTGAGGCGCACGGCATCAACCAATGAGTTCATTGTGAAGTCATACTGACGGCAAGCGACGAACGCCGATTCCGCTTGGCTCTTGATGTCTTGGAAGAGTCCGCTACCAACTGAGTCAGTCAGCATATACATGATCTCATCCCATGAGTTGAATAGTCCAATCTTGAGCATCATAAACCCATGTTGGCTTCTGACATCATCTTCGCTGATCTTACCTGCTCCTTTGATATTGGAGTTAATGTAGTCAGAGATTGGTTGATAGTCTTGAAGGATAATCGCTTTGCTGATCTTGCCGTCAAACTCCCTCCAGTAAACTTCGTATAGGTCAATCTTTTGGTTTACGGAGAGTGACCAATTGAAACCTGCCTCGCTGATCGTGCGGAAGAAGTCTTCGCGTGTCTTACGATTGTTGCTGAATGCACGATGGAAACGGATAGCGTCAATAGCTGCGTCCACATTCCAACCCATTGCTTCTGCCGCTGCACGATTCTCGATCTTCTTGTAGAGTTCGTATGGTGTCAAACGGACGCGACGAACAAATTCCTCAAGGTTGCAAAAGTCGATCCTAATGTCGTCTGGAAAGAGAAGGTCGGAGAGGTAAACGTGTTCTGGCATCCACCCCATAGGGGAGTCCCACATTCCGATTCCTTTTCCATACAGCAACATTTCTTCAAGGTCTTGTTCTGTGTTGTAGAGGTATCCGGGCCATTCGCGGATTGCTTGGTCAAATGCGATTCCGATGTTCTCTGAGTTAACGAGTCGTTCTTTTTCATTGCCAAATTTACTTTTGATTGTGCAACAAGCCTGCCGTTCCGTAATTACATCGTAGTAACTAGACTTCTGGTTATCAACGATAAATCCAAGTTGTCCGTAGTTCACATCCGATTGCCAAGGTAAACGCTTCTCAGCAAGTTTGCTATACCCTGTAGGGGGAAACATCTTATACGCCTTATAGATACGGATACGTTTCGACTCCCTTCCGATATTTGCAAGTCGCAAATGATTTGCTATGTTCCAAGCGTGTGAGGCGTTGGAGATTCGTGTTTCTGGTGGCTTGCCGTCTTGATCTAAAACAGCAAGTGAAAAGTTGTCGTTACCTATGCTTAGAGACATATTTTTATATTTATCGTTTACGATAATGAATTCAAGGCATTTCTTCGCTTGTTACATGAACTGCATCCGCGAGCTTTATGCTCAAGTTTAGTTCCAAGAACCCTATCCGTAGCCGCAGCTACTGTGTGAATTGCTTGTGCAATCTTATCTCCAAGCCCATCGCTATACCAGCAACGATCACTTGGTTGGCGTTGGCAAGTTTGATCCTCCACCAACTGCTCAATGTTATTTGGAAGTTCAACTCCGTTGGAGCGGTAATCTTTCTGGATGTTCTGCATCAAACTGCTCCATGTGCTTCCGTAAACAATCGCTGGAAACGTGAGTTTGTCGCGCTTGATTTCATAACGCCAATACCAACCCCCGACTGGTGCTAGGTTTTTGTTTTTCAGTTTCATCTTGCCTTTCGTCGGAAAATATATTTTCTTATTGATATGTCAAGAGTTTTTTCTTCAAACAAAGGTATTCGTCGTTACGGAATTCAATTCCCAGAAAATATGGATGATCTTGGTATTGAACTATACTGCTACGCTATAAGTCGAGGACAATATGGTAGAACTTATTGTATTAGACAAAATATAAATATTTCAGATTTTAAACTACTTTCACCATCTGAGCATTTCCTTAATGCAGTTAAACTTCAATGGCCGACTGAAGTTTCTATTTACAACCGAGGATATACCAACACTCAGCTGATTAGAACCTTAGATGAACTTTGCAGCAATGTTGATATTTGTTTAGCCGGGGCCGCTTCAATGGGAAAAAGTTTTCCAGTGGGTCTTTGGATTTACCTTGATTGGTGCGCTGCCCCGCACTGCACTTCGTCATGGGTAGCTACCACTACGTTAGGTGCATCCGAAGATCGTATCTGGGGTATCATTTCCAAGCTCTATAAATGCGCTCGCGTTCAGATAGGTAAACTAATCGACTACCGCCATATGATTGTTTGGGGTGGAGCAACAAACGATGAGGAAAAGGAATACGATAATGCTATCAAAGCCCTCGCATTCCCATCTGGTAATGAAGGTCAAAAAGCAGTTGATACAACCCGTGGTCGTAAGAATGATCGAATCCGTCTTGCACTTGATGAGTTGCCAGAAATGGAAATGGGGGCGATCACCTCAAAAGTCAACTTGGGTGCAAACGATGATGTTACCTTTATCGGTATCGGAAACCCATCTGCTGGTGACAATCCTCACACTCGTTGGGCAATGCCTAAAGGTTGTTCTAACTTTGATTCAGTAAATCCAGACATGGATAAGTGGGAGACTGAAACTGGCGTTTGCTTGTTTTACAATGGTATGCGTAGCCCTAACTTTGCTGCGCCTGCTAATGAACCCTCTCCGTTTCCGTTCCTCATGGATCGTAAGAAGCAGGAGATGATGCTCAAACTTTGTTATGGAGATGAGAACGCGATTGACTATGTGCGTAACGCTATTGGTTGGTGGCCGAAGACAGGGTTCGCTCAGACTATTCTTACCGCTGATTTGATCCGTAATGCTGATACCAACGAAGAACCACTATGGGATTCCGAGGGCTTTACTAAGGTGGCTGGGTTCGACACCGCATTTACAGTTGGCGGTGACAGATGTGTTCTGACTATTGCCAAACTTGGATTTGTTCGCGGGACTCGCAATCGTGTAATGTGGTTGGAAAGTCAGAAGGTAATTCAATTATCCGCTAATGCTGCTGCTGAGTTTGAAATCCAGTTGGCTACTGAAGTTGTTGCTTTATGCCGCACTTCCGGTGTTCAACCTTCTAAGTTTGGTATGGACGTGTCTGGCGATGGTGGTCGGGTCGGGCAGGCTATCATCCGTGAGTGGTTACGCTTTGACTCTATGGGAGCCGCTATAGCTCTTATTTCATCTATGGGTAAACCTACTGACCGAATTGCAGCAGAGGTTGATAAACGTCCGTGTAAGGATGTTTACGATAGGTTGGTATCTGAATACTACTACTCAGCTTATCACGCATTCAAGAGTCGCGTTCTATTCGGTGTTAGTCCTACTTCAGAGTTGGCGCGAGAACTTTGCCTTCGCAGATACACGATTAAGAACAAGAAGATTGCTATTGAGACTAAAGATGACCTAAAAGGAAGAACAGGATACTCGCCCGATTTGAGTGATAGCTTGATTTACGCCTTAGAAATGGCGCGGCGTAATGGACTTGTTTTTATCGGAAACGATAAACCAGTTCCAACTAACAGATTCTGGGCGCGGGATGAAGTATCAATTGATACCATTCCAGACGATGACTACGGATCAGACGATAACGGAGATTGGTAAAAGGTGGCCGGGTTAACTCGGTATTATTGGGAAGGGCGTTTAAAAGCGCACCACCTCACCCGCCGACCATATAAAATTAATACTAGGCCAAGGCGTTACTCTTGGTCATGGTTTCAGTAACGGCCCCATGTATTGCCGCTTGGCTATTTTTGCCACTTAAACAAGACTACTTCAAAGCTCGTAGTTAGCTACATGACTCCATGCTTCCCAGTAAAGTAACTTGCAGGAACGAGTATGCATCCCCTTTTCAGATGTGGGCTTTCTGGAGTCTAGGAGGCTCATGCCCCGCCCATCCAGCCGCTCACCTGTCATACCGCTACGCAATAGAGGAAGGTTAAAGACGGCAGTAAGTAGACCACCTGCCTGCAAAATTGTTTCAAAGATCAATCAAGAATTCCTTCAAGTTCCAAAGTATTTGCTACTTCTTCTGGAACTACAATACGAATTATTTTCTCCCCGTCAAGATGTCCAAGAGTTTCGTTCAGTCGGATGTCACTTTTCTTCACCCAACATTGATTGAACTTCTGACGAAACAGAATCTTCTCCGGTGTATTGCTAACTTCAGTTCCCTCGCAGATGATGCGGGATTCAAATGTATTATTTGTAGTCATAAATTATATATTCATTCTCTCTTGCCCATCCTACTTCGTGGTGGCAGCGGTTGTGGCAGGCGCGGCATAAAACCATGAATGAGGACTTGTCACATAGGAACTTGCCCCTTCCTTTCTTATGGTGAAGGTCTGTGCCTTGCCCATTACATATCTCACACTGGTAGTTTTTTTCTTCAAAGTATTCTGCTTTGACTTTTTCGTAGTCGGCATTCTTTACTCTCCGAGTGCTTGAGACTGCTCTGAGCTTTCCGCCTCGTTTTTTAAATCCTGTTTTTGCCTGTAGGGGCGTTTTTCTTTGTAGCATAGGGCGATTACCTTTTCGACTTGTTCTTTCTTTAAGATACTCTTGGAGTTTACTTCAATTTGGTTTACCAACGAACCAGTAACGCCAATCTTATCTCCAAGTTCACGGACAGTCAATTTCAACAATCTCCTTGTTTCACGAAGCTGGCTTGCAAAAGTCTTTCGTCCAAGAGAACGGATCGTGCGTGATTGCTCGTAGGCACTCATGCAAGATTCATAAGCAGTTTCTAATGGATGTTTCATTTCAATGAAAAATAAACCAAGACTATTGACAAGTCAATATTTTTTTGATACTATGATTGCCTATGGATAACACAAACCCTGCAAACAATTTAGATAAAAATCTGGAAGACCTTCTCGTTAATGTAAGGAAGACAGTTTTAGTTACAAATATGTCTCTCGCTACTTCTATGAATAGCCCATTCATGGCTACCTATGAAAACCAAAAGGGTATTTGCTCGCTGGCAATGAGGACAAATAATACAGCTATCTTGGCCGCGACATCAACCGGAGGTAGCATAGTTTTTAAATATGATCTTGTTATTACCGAGGAAGGTATCGGTGAAGGTCGCACTATCATTCAATGCGAAGATGCAGAAAATGCAGATGAAATCTGGGAACTCATAAACGGAAAGATGTATGACTGGTCGCAGGGCGCAATTGAAGAAGTAAGTATAGAGGAATTATCGTAACCGATAAAATTATGAAAATAGATAAACCATTAGTTGTTGCTTACGGAGGCGGCACAAACTCAGTTGCCATGCTTTGCGGTTTTCTTGATAGGGGAATCAAACCAGACTTAATCGTATTCGCAGATACTGGCGGTGAACTTCCGAATACTTACGCTCACATTGATTTGATGAGCAAGAAAACTCAAGAATTGTGGGGTCTTGAGATTGAAAAAGTTTACGCTACATACAAAGGGCAATACGAGTCACTTGAAGATTCTTGCGTGAGAAAGAAAATGCTCCCATCTCTTGCCTATGGGTTCAAGGCTTGCTCAATGAAACACAAGGTTGAGCCGCAAAACAAGCGAGTCAAACAATGGATGAAAGATAATAATGTGTCTGAAATTATTCGGGCGATTGGATATGATGCCGCTGAAGGTCACAGAAAAATAAACAAGACCGAAGGCTCTTTAGGAAAAGGAAGAAAAGAAGACTACTGGTATCCACTAATTGAATGGATGTGGACTCGCAGTGAGTGCGTTGATACAATCAAACGACATGGGTTGCCATTGCCCGGAAAGTCTTCATGCTTCTTCTGTCCAGCAATGAAGAATAGTGAAATTCTTCGCTTGCGAAAAGAATACCCAGAATATTTTGCGCGAGCAATCGCAATGGAAACAAACATGGTTGTGAAAGGCCGAGTAAAAGGATTAAACTTTGGCGTTCCGTGGAGCGACATTGTTAATGCCGACGACGATCAATTGAAACTTTTTGAATGGCTTGACGAGAATGATCCACACAAAATTCCATGCGGGTGCTATGATGGATAATTATCGTAACCGATAATCAATTTCGTGACATCACGAAAAAGATGCTTGACATCGAACACAACCTATAGTAGTTTTCAGTCGTGCGAGAAATCGTGCCTTCGGGGTGAGAGCCGAAGTGAATAGTAAAGCATAAAAATAAATTGAATACAAAATATAATGGTCGCTTGTAGTGGTCTAACTACTCTCATCTGTCAGTTCGCCAGTTTATGCTGCCACTGCAAGCGATCGCCTTTTTTCAAATGAAAAATAATCGTATCTGGAAAGTAAAAGATGGTTATTCATTTTTGCCTCATCAATTGGCTCAAGATGAAAATCTGTCACTACAAGCAAAGGGGTTAGCAGCAGTAATATGTTTGGTTTGCATAAAACAATCAGAATCTACAGTTTCAATAATTGAATTGTGGAAGGCTATAGTAGATTGTAGAGGAGAGAATGCTTACAAAGAACTATTAACTGCTGGATATATCGAAGATTTTCTGAAAGGACACATACAATGAGTGTTCGAATAATGTCAGAGGTCTTTGAGCGTAGTAAGACTCAAGGTAACGCAAGGTTGGTTCTTTTGTCTTTAGCTGACTCCTGCAATGACGATGCCAGTTGCTGGCCGTCTATACGGAAGATTGCAGAGAAAGCAAACATCTCAGAACCTATCACGAAGAAGTATTTGAATGCTTTAATCCAGATTGGAGTCATTACCCGCGATGAGCGTGAAGACTTTTCTGGAAGGCAGACATCGAACCTTTACACGATCAATGTTGAGAAGATCGGTGATGATGAAATAACGCAAGATGTCATTCACCAAGTTACTTCACCAAGCAGATTGAAAACATTTAAGGGGGTAACTGCGGTTAATGTGGGGGTGGATAACCCAGTGCAGATGGTGGTGGGGGTAACTAAAGTTAGTCTCCCTATAATGAACCATCATAAGGAACCCAAAATAGAACCATCAAGGGAAAGTTCGGCAGTGGCCTCACATTCCTCAACTCAAACTAATCTTTTCCCGACTTACCCAAATGAAGGTCACACTTCGGGTTCGGCTACCGCCAAACTGAAATCTGCCGATGGCAAAGAAACGGCCCCCCATTGCGCGGCCCCCCCACGAAATAAAAAATCGTCAGCTACCCAAATCGAAAAACCTGCTGGAGTAGGCGAGCAAGTCTGGGATGACTTCATCGCCCTCCGTAAAGCCAAACGCGCAC